TTTGAAAAGATGATGATGGAAAAAGTTATGAGTAAGGTATCAGGAATGATGCCAAAAGTATTAGATGGAGCGTTACCTAGCACAACAGGCAAATCTATACCATTTAACAAATGAACTGCTGGCACTGTAAGACAGAACTAATCTGGGGCGGAGATCACAGCATTGGTGAAGATTGTTTACCACATCTGCAAGAAGAGTATTCAATGATGACTAATTTATCTTGTCCTAAATGTCATTCTGATGTAGAGGTTTTAATGCCTAAATATGCCTACGATTGATATACAAAGGATTCATATACATGAAATAAATATTCCAAAGATACCTGTATGGGAGCTTTATGTCCCAACATTAGATATTATCTATAAACCCAAAGTAGATATACCAGGTTGCGTAAGAGTACATAGAAACAATTTACCTAGTCTGATTGATAACGATAAAGATGAATATGGAACGTATAGCGAATGTGGTAATTTTATTATCCCGTCATTTGAACCTTTAGAATATAATCCAAATGAATTTATCTACACAGAATCTAAGACTCCTAATAAACAGGAAAAAGAATTTGTAGATTCAAAAGATCAGTCAGGACAATATGTACCACCGAAAGATAAGAAGGTTGAATTTGTAGAGTGTCCTGGAAGGAAAGATCAAAGAGTAGGCGACTTTCGTAACGAAAAGCGTTTGGAACGTGTCGTAGGCCATGAAAGAAGCGAAGATGGAAC